CCATATTTATTAACAACATAATTACTATCACTATCTTCAATTCTACCTAAGCCCTCGTTTTCGCGAGCTGTAGTTGTTTTGTCATCAAAACTAATACTATTTACAGGCAAATAAAAAGTTGGCGTTACGATTGTACCGGCTGAACTTTCTTTTGCTAATCCTACTTGACCTCTTCGGCCAACAAATTTACTCATAATTTACTCCTATGATTTTATTAAATACTCTTTTTGCCATACTCGTCAATAACTACACTAGAAATATAGAATGTACTTTTATATTAACTTCGGCACTTCTAGCCCAGCCACCCTCGAACTCAACATAGCCATATTCACCAATTGAGGCTTCAACAAACACTACCTGTGCATTGTCTTGTAGGGTAATGTCACTATCTAGTGCGTCTATAGCCAAACCTACCAGCTCTTGTATGCCCTGCTCGGCTGTGTCCATAACATCATCGTTAGCGTCACCGACTAAGCCCTGACCACCCTGCATTAAGATTAAAACCCTATAGCCATAAATGCGCTTATTCTCGGCTGTACTCCAAAACTCGTTATCTACACCTGTAGTAGTAACAAATACTGCTGGAAAGCCTGTTGGGTTAAGCTTCTCGTAACCATAGACTTTGTTAAAGTCAGTTAAAGCTGATAGTTTTCTGATAATTTCTTTTTTAATATTTTGCGAGGCTGACATTATACATCTCTCCCGATTTTATCTAATACATTTTGTACTGCGTCTTTGAAGTTTTGCTCAATCTTATTCTCTTGGGTCTTTACAGCTTCTAACAAGAATGGTCTAGCTTTCATATAACGCGTACCCTCATGTACAAATATAGCATAGTTAGTATTTGGTCCAGTTTCACCACGCAAATTACTAAACAAACTAGTGTGTGATGAACGCAAACGACCAGTAAGTACAGGCGTATTGAGTTTAGATTGCCCCTCAATGGCAATTATAGAGGTTTTAATGGCTTTGTTTAGCTCTTTGGTCATCTCTATCGGTGCTTTGCTAAAAGCGCTTCTAATCTCATCTAAATTGGTTATTTTGACATTAACTTGCATTAGTTGTTACTCGTTTGGGCTACTAATATTAAATGTTTGTGGTCAAGTAAGCTCGCACCATGATAATAATTAACTGCGCGTACCGAAAAGGTTACACCATTAGCTACTATCTGGTCAGCTTCTTTTACATCTACCGATACATCAACCCAAGCTTCATAAACTGTACCGATACGACCACCATCTACCATACCAACTCTATCAACATCGGCTGGCTGTATATCTGCGTTATAGGCCGTATAAGTTGCCGAGTAATTGCTAGAGTAGCCAGAAGTTCTACGCAATCTGCGAATAGTTATCTCGTGGCTTTCAAAAAACATTATCTCTGCCCACTAATTACTGTTTCAGCATACCTATCTAGTGTTACCTGTAAGCCAAGTTGGGTAATTAGGTTATTACTATCGTAACCACCTTTGTTGTTTGAGTATCTTATTTCTCTAGTACCCTCTTTTTTGCCAGATACACCAGCTACACTACTAGCGTCATTACTAACTAGGTAAGCTGCGAGGGTAGCGCACGCTTCGGCTAAGTCACTTGGAATTGTAGAATACCCATAAGAATAGGTTACGCGGTATCTATCCCATCGACCTGTAAATGCCGATAAACCACCCACTACCCCTGCAGCGTTATCTACGAAATAATTATCTGCTGGTATGGTACTAAAATCATTATTATTTAACGATGTATCGCGAGCTTCTAGTGTAAAAGTAGTTGTGCTAGTAACTGGTCGGTTTCTAAGTAGCAACGCGTCTATATCGTTACCATCATAATACTCAACTTGCGCTGTCTGTTCCTTAAACCGTCTATCACAATAGCCCTCAATCATCTCGGTAGCTTGATTGATTTTTCTAGCTATTAGATTGTCTTTAGTAGTATTGCTACTAGCTATGTCTAGCGTTTCTTTTACATCAGATACAGTAGTCAGGGCGTAAGATAATAATGCTGTCATTTAGTCACCCCTCTACCCATCATTTTGTGAGCAATTGCAAAACCTTTTTTTATAAGCGAAACTCCCCTGTCTTTAGCTACATTAACAAGTTCGCCTTTTTTATACTGCTTATAATCTCTCAAGATTTTAATTTGCATTATACTCCTTATTATTTCAGTTGGGGTTTACGCTACCCCTAAACGCTCTAAGTTGACTAGTTAAGTCCAGAGATTTTGCGAACAGCGTTAGTAAGCGTAAGCTCACCGTCAACGCGGCTTTCACATCGAACATATACTAAGTTCTTTTCGAAAGCACTTGAACCAGCAACTGTGGCTTCGGTTGAGAAGTCAACAGTAATACCTTGTCTGTCAACAATTTGATAGTAACTAAAGTTACCAAACAAAAGTATGTCAGTAGGTAGGTCGTTTTGTTCGTAAACAGGGCTTCCACCCAATCGAGTAGTCGGACCATCTGCAACCATAGTTAGCAAGTAGTCATTTTGACTATTCTTCATAGAGTTTACTCTAGCCCATGCTTGTTGGTGACCAACCCATACTGCACCATTTCGATAGCCCTGTGGTAAATCCCAGTAGGTTTTCTTAATAGCGTCAGCAAGTGAGCTGTCAGTACCACCAGCGTCACGACCTGCAAGTGAGTAGTTATTAACACCGGTTGGTTTACCTGAGCCGTTACCAGTCCAGAAAGCTTTTTCTTCATTTTCACGAAGTGCTTGAGCCATTAAACCACCAACATAGTTTACTATGCTACCAGATACACCTAAGCTTGCGTCAGCAGCTAATTCTTGCGAAAGACCTACGATTACAGCTTGTGAGTAAGGGGTAAATGTTAATTCGTTGAATGTTGCAGTTGAAGTAGCTTTAACAGCAGCTTCACTACGCCATGCAGCTTTTGGTCGTGCTTCTAAGGTAGGTAGGTGTAGAGTATCAGTTGAGATTGTCATTGATTGAGCTAATGCACGCATAACACTTTGGTCGCGTATATCTTCAACAATCATATTAGCAAAGTCTTCTGGTACTAAGTAACCACCAGCAGCAGCAGTTCCCTCTGTTAGCAACTGTAACTTTTCTTTATTACCGGTCATAAGCGCGTCAACAAATTCAACTGATTTCATTGAAACTTCGGTAACTTTCTTACCAGCTTCTTTACGACCTGCAATAGTAACTTTCTTTTCGGCTAGTTCGTCAACAGATACTTTGCCTAGAGATTTGTTTACAATAAATTTAACAGATTTTTCTTCTTCTTTAACTTTGTTGCCTTTTTCGATAGCTTTTAGAACATCATCAAGCTTAGAACCCATTTTGCTTTCAACCTTGTCAACCAATTGGTCAGCAAGTTTGTCAACTTCAGCGTCAACTTCAGCACTTTTTTCAGTAACTTCGATAGCTTCAGCTTTAAGTTCATCTAGCTCTTTAACTTCTTCTTCAGTAGCTACGCCTTTAGCAACTTTTTCTTGAAGTTCTTTAATTTTTCCCATAACAATTTAATTTCCTTTTAATTGTTTTTTGTAGTTAGATAGTAACCTTTCGGTTGCTGTCTTAACTATTTTTGCCTGTGTCGTTTTACTAGCATTAGACTTTGTAAGTAACTTTTCGTTTGCACGCTGTATTACTTTCAATGCACTAATAGTCGTTTCGACTTCAGCTTTTCGACCTGTGACTTGGGGCTTGCTGCCTTTCGTCAAATTATCTAATCGCTCGTTAAGCGATTTAACTTTATTCTCTAACTCATCAATTCTAGCCTGTTTAATATCTACACCAACCTGTTTAATCACATCGGCCTTAACACCAGCTTTTTTAAGTGATTTATAAGCCATAACGCGAGCCTCTGGGTTAGCTGGTACATTAACAGCACTAATCTCTAATAGCTCTTGTTTGATGTAAGTATTACCATCAACATCAATCGGTCTAAAACCAACCGAGAAAGAATTAAGCACCGGCTCAATCGTATCATCGCCCTCGAATAGTGACTTAATAGCAGCAGCTAATGGGGTTTTGTCGTGAAATACCGGTTGAAAAACTAACTGTGCGCTTTTACCAGTACCAACAACTTTTATGCCCTTAGCTTTGCCAATTGCAACCTCATCGTGGTTATGTGACCACAACAGTACAGGGTTTTTCTTAAAGTTTC